TGATTTTTCCGTAGGTCTATCAACGCAAGGTTACGATTTTTCAACTTATGCAGACCCATCCAAGCAAGGTCGTAACAATACATTCACAAACGATTTTGGATCAAGCGTAAGTGTTGGATATGGCGCAGGTCAAGTTGACCCTGCCCTTGCAGCAGCAGCAGGCTACACAAACCCTGAGCCTGGTGTTTTATCTAGCATTTTTGGCCCTGCAACCCCAGAGGCTCAAGCAAGGCTTGCAGATGAAATAGCTGCTAGAACTGCAAGTACTGAAAACTCAGCGCAAAGAAGGGCAAGCGAGCTTAATAGCGCAATTGAGACATTTGGCGGTCAAGCGTTGCTTGACGAGGGCACGAATTTAGCCGGGGATCAAATAATGGCTCTCGAAAGGCAGTTTGGAACATTAACAACAACTGAAGTGGCAGAGCAGGCCGGGTTGGCGGGTAAAGGTATTCCAACTGGTAAAGGCAACGTGAAAGCCACAAGAAAAGTTTTAGATAAAGCGGCTCGTGACGGCAATTTGGGAGCCTACGCCGACAGTTTCATGGAAAAATTTGGCGGCAACTTAAACACTTTCCAAGAGAAAACAGGAATAAGCAGCGCAATACTAGAAGACATTAAAAAAATCGCAGCAGCAAAGGTGACAACATAATGGCAGGCCAGGGATCAAAGGGCGGCGGTCAAGTACAGCCAGTAAATCAACAGCCAAACGCAATGACAGTAGCGCCCATGCAACCGCAGCCAGGGTTTAACGTAAATCAAGCGGCTTCAACTGGGTTGCAGGGTGCAATGGGCGCAACGCAACAAGCAATTGGAGCCCCGCTGAATGTGGGCGCTTACATGAACCCATACACGCAAAACGTCATTGACCGCACGCAAAGCGATATTGAACGACAAAGGCAAATGGCGATCAACAACATGGGCGCAGCCGCAACGAGAGCAAATGCTTTTGGCGGCTCAAGGCAAGGCGTTGCGGAAGGTGTAACAAATGCAGAATATGGCCGTATGGCAGGCAATCTTGTAGCGCCTATGCGTCGTGATGCTTTTAACACTGCAATGAACAATGCCATGACCGACAGAACGCAACGCCTAAACGCAGCTAATCAATTGGGCGGTTTGGCTAACCAAGCATTCACGACTGGCCGCACGCTTAACCAAGACATTATGCAGCAAGGATTATTACAGCAAGCACTACAACAACAGCTTATTGATGCGGCGCGACAAGACTTTGCAGGCTATTCAAACAGCCCAATGCAAAGCCTATCGCCAACACTTGCTGCGTTGGGTGCAGCGCCTACACCACAGTCAAGCACAACAAAGCAAAGCCCAGGCATACTTGGTATTCTTGGCGGTTTGCTACCATTTTTCTAGGAGTTAAACATGGTTGAACAAAGAGGATTGCTTGGTAACTTTGGCCAGAATATGCAGCGTGGGTTTGGCCGTTTAGGTGATGCGATTACTGGCAAGGATTTAAACGCTAGAGATCAGTTAGCAATGACTTTAATGAGCTTGTCTGGCAACCCACAACAAACACAACAATTGCAGCAACTTGCGGCAAAACGCATAGAAGATCGCAAGGCGCAAGACAAGGTTAATAAAAGCATAGAATATTTGAAAGGCATCAATCCGCAACTTGGCGCGATGGCAGAGCAAAACCCAGGCATGGTAAATACTATTATGTCAGAGATTGTAAAAAGCAGATTTGCGACCACTGACCCATCAAAAATGAATAAGTCTATTATGGATTTTCGCAAGGAATTTACTGGGTTGCAGCCTGTTAAAGACTTTTCTGGTGTATCATTTTCTTATTCAAGAGTTATCAGTTCAGCAACAGACCCTTCTGCTGCCGGTGATTTAGCGTTGATTTTTAACTTTATGAAAGTGCTCGATCCAGGTTCAGTTGTGCGTGAAGGAGAGTTTGCAACTGCCTCTAATGCAGGCGGTATTGATGACTCAATTAGAAATATTTACAACAGAGTAAGAGATGGTACTAGATTAACTGAAAAACAACGTGCCGATTTCGTTGATCGAGCGTCTAAATTGTATAAAGGCGCAGAAGATCAATATATGAACCTTGCTGGTCAATATGGTAATTTTGCCAAAAATGCAGGCTTAGTTCCAGAACAAGTAATCCCAGATTTTCGTTTTAAAGGCGAAATACCAACAAAGCCAACAATACTACAAGTGCCGCCGAAGCCAGATAGATACCCTACAGAAGCAGATTGGCGCAACGCATGGCAAAACGCTGATGGCAATGGCTTTTCAGAACAAATGCGCAAAGAGTATTTGGAGGCTTTAGATGGCTGACCAACAAAAAATAGATGCTTTAATAGATCAAGCCTTACAAAAGAAAGCTATTGTTGTGGAGCAAAAGCAAGCGGTGCCAAAACAAAGATTACGAACAGCTGCGCAAGGTCTTACGCTCGGCTTTGGTGATGAGCTAGAAGCCTATGCCAGAGCCGCTGTTTCAGACCGTTCAGTTGATGAAATACTTGCAGAAGTACGTGGCGGCATAAAAGATTACCAAGAGGCATACCCAGGTGAGGCGCTTGGTTATGAACTAGGTGGGGCTGCTGCTACAATGTTTATCCCTGGCGGCGCACCATCAACGCTTGGTAGATTAGCCTTGCGAGGTGCGGGTGAAGGTGCAACCTATGCTTTTGGCACTGGCGAAGGTGGCCTTGGCGAAAGAGCAAGCCGCGTGCCTGCCGGTGTAGCGTTTGGTGCAGGCGGTGGTGTTGTTGGTGGCAAAGCTGCGCAGTATTTAGGTAATACTTTAGAGGCTTTGGTTGATGTTGCTAGGCGCACAACTGGCAAACGTGGCGCAACTATTGTTGAAAACGAAATACAAAGGCTTGTTGAGCAAACAGGCAAATCGCCAGACCAGATTGTGCAAGAGATTGCAGAAGGTAAAATATTAGCAGAAAATAGAACATTGGCTGCATCTGTAAAAGCCTTACGTGGTCAAGGCGGCGAAGCTGCACCCATCTTGCAGAAAGCCCTAGAAAGACGGCCAATGCAATTGCGCGGTAATGTTAAAAGAGATTTAGCAACTAAGCTCGATCCAGATGCTTCTGACCCAACTGCTTCTGCTATACGCAACAGAGCTACTAGCGAAGCGGAAACAAGTCTTGCGGAACGTGCAGCATATAAACCTTTTGAAACGCAAGAAGTTAGCGACGAAGTATTTATGGAGCTTTCATCAATATTAAAAAATAACCCTGATGTTGGGTCAATGCTTAACAAGATTGCACAAAGGCAAGGTTTGCAAAACGTTTACAGAATTGATGACGCAAATCGCGTAATGTTTTCTCGAAAGCCAACGGTTGCAGAAGCAGAGAAGATAAGGCGTGTACTATCGCAAACAGCGAGAAAAGAGTTTGATGCTAAAGACATAGATTTAGGGATTGCAACGGAAGATATTCAAAAATCTTTGCGAGAGGTTTTAGATACGTCTGTGCCAGATTTGATGACTACAAGAGCACAAGCGGCAGCCGTAAGGCAAAACCGTGAGGCTTTTTTAGCAGGCAGAAAAGCTCTAACTGGCGATGTAAATGAAGTAATCGTTAGTCTACAAGACACCTTTGCTAAAAATCCAGAGGCGCTTGCAAGTTATCGTTCTGGTTTTCTTGCTTCACTGCAAGGCAAGTTTGCTACTGGGCAAGACAAAAGCCTTATGAGAAATCTATTAGACGAAGGAAAAAAAGAAGGAATGTTGTTTAGAGAGCTTATTCCTGATGCTAACGATCAAAGAGCCATTATTAAAAAACTTGAAATGGCAACTGAGTCTGAAGATGTAGCGCAAACGGTTTTACGGAATTCACAGACAGCAGAAACGATGTTAGCGAAAAATGCACAGAACATGGGGATTACTGCTTCTGAAGGTACGGCTGCTGCACTAGGGGATGTAAACGCCCTACTCTCCGTAAGTAGAAAGATAGTTAATAGTTTTTCAAGAGAGCTATCAGATAAAGAAAGAGCCAGAATAGCACAAATCTTGGTATCAGAAGATCCAGAGGTAGTGCGCCGTGCAATTACTGATGAAAGAGGCATTGCTAAAGCACAAGAGCTTATCGCCAATCTAACGCCAAGAATAAAATCACTTGGCACCACAGTTGGATCAAGAGAAGCCACAGCACCAACAGCAGATTTATCGGCAAAACCAGTTCAGGCAGGTGCGCAGGGCGTTCTTGGCTTGTTAGGCGCGTTTTAAAAAGGGCAAAGCATGGAAATACAACCTAAAACAGAACAAGAAATATCTGCAATTGTTCAAGACGCGATGCAAAGCGCAGTTGATTTTGTTGAAAGCGAAATAAGCGACACAAGATTAAAAGCGCAAAGATATTACGATGGCGAAGTAGACATTGGCTATGAAGATGGCAGAAGCAAGGTTGTAGCAACAAAAGTCAGAGATATTGTACGCAGCGTCAAACCGTCGATTATGCGTGTTTTTATGTCTACAACCAAAGCAGTTGAGTTTGTTCCTCATGGCCCAGAAGATGTTGCAATGGCAGAGCAAGCCACAGATTTCATCAACCATGAGTTTAACCGACTAAATGGCTACCGTGTTTTATCTGATGCAATCCATGACGCACTTGTAAAAAAACAGGGCATTATCAAGGCGTATCACAAAGAATACCCAACAGCAAAAATATACACATTATCAGACCTTTCTGAAGATGAGTTAAGCTTACTTACAAGCGATCCAGACGTTGAAGTGCTAGAGCAAAGCATGGAAATGCGTATGGAAATGGATGAGTTTGGCATGGATATAGAAGCGCCAATTTTTGCAGTAAAACTTAGCCATACTGAAATGAAGGGCGATCTATGCATAGAAAGCGTACCGCCAGAGGAGTTTTTCGTAAATCGAGATGCCAGAACGATAGAGGATGCGTACATTGTAGCCCATAGAACTGAAATGCGTGCCGGTGATGTGATCGCAATGGGCTATGACCTAGACACGGTTTTTAACCTTGATGGTTTGACTAGCGGTTCTGAAATAACAGAAGCAGAGGTTCAAGCACGGCAAGGATATGATGAAGATTTTGCAGATGACGATGAACAAGACCCTGCAATGAAAAACGTAACAATAACAGAAGCTTATATGCGTATGGATGTTGATGGTACTGGTATACCTGTTTTGCATAAGTTTCTGTTGGGTGGCACTGCATATGAATTATTAGATTTTGAGCCTTGCGATGAAGTGCCAATGGTAAAGCTAGAGGTAGACCCAGAGCCACACTCGTTTTATGGGCGTAGCCTTTGTGAGCTTATTGCAGATGACCAGGACGCAAGCACAGCAATATTACGTGGCATACTCGATAACGTAGCTTTAACCAATAGCCCTAGACTTGGGTTTCTTGAGGGTAGCGTAAATGTTGAAGACCTTATGAACGCAGAAATTGGCGGCTTGGTTAGGATGAGGCAGCAAGGCAGCATCCAAGATTTAAGCGTACCATTTACAGCCGGTCAGACACTTAGCGCATTAACGTATATGGATAAGCTTGTGGAGCAAAAAACAGGTGTTACCCAGAACCTAGCACTTAATCCTGATGCATTGCAGTCCACAACAAAAGCAGCCGTTACAGCAAGCGTAGAAGCAGCGGCAGGCCAAGTAGAAGTTATGGTGCGCAATCTTGCTGATGGGCTAAGAGATTTGTTTAAAATTATTCTGCGCATCATGCACAAGAACTTCAATGAAGAAAAAATGATGCGTATGAACGGTCAGTTTGTGCCAGTTGATCCTAGAGTTTGGGATTTATCAATGGATGTAAGCGTAAACGTTGGCTTGGGTACTGGACGCGAAGATGAAAAGGTAGCCGCCTTACAGCAAGCACTG